GTTATGTGTTTTTATGACGCTCTCGACCCCTTTGGCGAGTGCCTCAAATCCAGCCTCTCGACTGGCAAATTGTTTCCCTGCGAGCGAGCTCGCTACGGTCTGCACGAGTGGTGCAAGTTCGGGTTTGTCCAACGCGGGATAGCTTTTAGCGAACGCGGATTGCAATTCCCGTTCCTGCTGGGCAGCATAGAACTCTTGGAGAGGACTCAACCGTTGCTCGAATTGCTGGTCACGTTCGCCCATCAGCGACTGAACAATCGTGAGCATCTGCTTGGTCAGGCCGTCGCGCATCTTAGCAAACGCGGCTTTTTGAGTTTCCAAGTTGCCGAATTCTTGCACGAAGTTGTCGTCGGGTTCCCAGACATTCAGGAGCTTCTTCGCCTGTTCAGGAGTGAGTTCTGGACGCGGAGCGACGGGAGCCTGTTGTGCGGGAAGGATGCCTTTCAGTTGCTCGCCGAACTGCTTCGCGAGTTCTTTAGCGTCGAAGCCGCCAGTGGGGGCAGGCGTTGGCGACGCCTCAGGACTGACGCCCTCGGCTGGAGTTTGTGGAGTTGTAGTTTCCGGCTCTTCGAGAAGGCCGATTAGCGTGTTGTCATCAGTCATGGTTTTGTTTTGTTAAGCTCGCGTGTTTGACAGCTCAGTCATTTCACTGAGTTTCTGCTTGAGATTAGCGAGTATAGTCTCAAATTCGGAAAGATTGGAAAGAAGTTGATTGCGTTGGCCGTGGAGCTGAAGCAACACAGCGATGTTCGCCTGAGAATCCGGCACAACGGTCACGATGCTGAGTGCATTCCCGTCGATTTCAGCTTGAAGTTCCCGTTGGCGTTGAGCATACAGCTCAGTTTGCAAAAACGCCAAGCACTCATCGTGTTGTTTTTGAACTTCGGAAATCGTCATACAGTTGGTGGCATGCCTTCCGGCAGAATTGGCATCGGTGGTTGTTCTTTACCGGACGCGACCCTCGCCGCCAGCGAAAACCGGGAAATGTTCCCACCTCCACGCAGGCGTTGAATCTCCTCCAACAGGGCTTTCGCCGAAATGTCGAACTGTTGACCAGCCATCGGGTTGGAGAGGATGATTCCCAACAATTCCTGCAAGCTCTGTGCCATAAAGCCCTTTTCAGAGGCAAGCGTTGAGTCAAACACGAAGTAATCGTCCCCACAAATGACCTCTTCTGGCGTTCCGTGGAACTCAGCGAACCGGACTTCGTCAGCCTTCGCACCGATTACGCGTTTGAACGACTCGAAGCTCAAGTTCTGCCGAAGATTGGAGAGCATTAGTCGGCCCATCCGGCCGTAACCCGACTCCCACAGCAGGTGGCCGTGCATTTTCATACGACCGGCTGCGCCAGCAGTAACAACACGGGCCTCTTGCGCACTCCTACGCCCGCTGTTATATTGCCCCATTGCATTTCCGTTAACTCCGGTCACCGTCTCCAGCACCCGCGAGAGCATTTCACTGTCGTTGAAATGTCCACTCGTTACGTCTTGGACATTCAGCTGTTGCAGCGCACGGTCAAAAGGAACGTTCATGCCTTTACGCAGGTAAATGTCGCCTTCACCATCGAGGGTTTTCGTGTCAACCACAGCTGGATTCACCACCATTCGATTGCCAATCACCCGACGAACGGACGTAATGTGGCTGTTAATAAGCCACGAAATAACATCCTGGATGTAGTAAACCAGCTCTGCCAACCCCATCGTCAGGGTGTGCTGCATGTCCGGCGTGAATTGCGTCACGCACCACGAGAACTCATTGTGCCACGCTTGGGTGGGCTCACAACGAATGACGCGGTTGTCGTTTGCATACCACAAGTGATAAAGAATCGGGAACGTTTCCGGACCAAGAGGCTTATCCCCGTCAAGCATGAACTTGCTCGGCACAATCCAGATTTGCATTTTAGTGACCACAGCCACGCTGCTCGCGTTTTGCGGGTCAAACTTATCGGTAACCCCTTCAACTGAGTGCTGGCTCCTTCTGTCAACTCCATCCTTTCCCGACACCTTAGCCATCTTCTGTATAAGCTGGACGCCAGCTACCTCTCCGGCGTGTTCCATCGCCAACAGCTGGCCCATACTGTAGTCTTCTTCACTCGCGCAGAACTCGCCTTTTTGGAAGTCCACAAGTGGATGCCTCGTGTCCGGAAAAAATCGATACGGACTGACGTTCTTGATTTCGTTCCCTTCGAACTTCAAGAACTCCTTCCAGATTGGTGCCGCTTCGGGCATCTCAATCGTCACACCGTTCGGCATCACCAGCGGAGAGGACGCTTCGCTCACCAGCGCACTCACTTTCTGCTCAGTCCAATTAACATCCAAGATTCCCGTTCCGAACCGGGCAGTGTCCAACAGGTTCTGAAACAACCTGCGGTTCCACTCGGACTTTTTCAAATCCCGCTGGAGCAACAGTTCCGCGTCAGCTTGTTTCGTCCCCGAATCCTCATCGCCATTGGGCACCAACTCATAAAACTTCGGGTTCTGATTGAACATCAGAAACAGAAAACTCGCCCACGTCATGCACTGAGCATACGTGTTCGGAACAATCATCTTTCCCGGTTTGCCTTTCATCGCCTGACGCCTGTCGTCATTATCCGGCACCACTTCGCCCCGATAAACCCGGTCGTGCAAATCCCACGCGGAGTAGAACTCCGTCATCCTCGTGCGACTCATCTTGACGAGGGATTTCGCATGACTGAGCATACGCTCATGAAACGAATTAGGAGCTTCGCTCTTTAGTTGGGCTTTAACTTCTTCGGTCATCGGAATGAAATCTGGTGTTCAGCACGACCAATAACCGTCGACCGACGATGGCTATAGTCTGCTGAGGTTGGTGGTTCGACATAGCCGAGGCCACTCAAAACTGCCCGATAAAGATTTTCCATCATGTGGTCGTCCTTATCAATCGGTTCTTGCTTGTCGATGTTATACACGTAGTGGGTGAACTCAAAAAGGGTCTCACGGAGGTTTGGACTAAAATAGATTGTGGGCAAACCGTTCGGTCCGCGCTCAGCAAGCCGCTGACGCACAGCGTTGATACCCCGACGCTTGTCTTTGGTTGCCGGATTGACATAAAGGCCATAAGCCGCCAAGTCATCAACAATGCAAGTGCCATCGACTGGATTCGGAATCAACGCAAACGGGTCAATCTCCGACTGGCAGACAAAATAGCCCTCCAACTTAGAGTTGATTGACTCACAAACAGGGGAAATAAGATTATCAGTGAAAAGTTCGTCGAACACATAGACAGTTCCGTGTGGGTCAGTAGCGAAAAACAACACGGCCTGCGGCAGCCGGGTGTGGAAATCCCACCACCAACGAATCGTGTAATTTTTAGGCGGGCGATGGTAGTCTTCCCAGCCCGTCGGCACGTCTGCGAGCACATGCATGTCCCAAACGAACTCCCGATACACCAGTCCGGCCATAGCCAACGGCAACCCATGCAAACGGCAAGCGACTTCTTCGCGCGTGAGCCCCGCTTCGAACTCAGCCAACGCCTCGGCGCTGTTGTGGGGGTTATCCGAGCTGGACCACGTGATAATAAACCGACTTCCGCCGCCATCCGCCAACTTATTGAACGAATACCCCGAAACTTTGCTCTCAACGTCTACCCTTCCCGGCGGTGTGAACTCATCGTTAATCCACATTTCGGAGATTGGCGTACAATTTATCCAAAACTTACCGTTTCTGTCCACCAGTCCGCGCTTATGTGCCACAAACATGGACCGAGGACAAGGCTCGTCGAGGTGGATTGCGTCCCAGTCGCTCGACTCCGCACTCATCTTGGCGTGCTTGTAGCTTTCAACGGTGTCGATGTAGATTGAACTAATACCTCCACCATGTTCCGCAGGACGCTTGATGTCGATTCGGTCGATGTGTCCACCGCGGCTCTTATTAACTCCAGCAATCGCGTCTTTTGGTATGAGTTGGAAATACTCACCCCAGTTTTCGTAACTGCCCTCATTGTTTGTAAAGATTTCTTTGGATTTGTCCCAATCGGTGACAATCAGCAGGAGCTTAACGGGGCGTTGTGGGATGCCCTTCGTGACGAGAGGATGCGATTTACTACCACGAAACCGTTCAACCACTTGACCCGCGCCATTGCAAATGTCGAACTCATACTGATACCACGGGCGGTAACCGAGGCAATACGCCACGTCTTCGGCGGCCCCGCATTTCGTCTTTCCGCCCCGGTTTCCCGTTCGGCAGTAGCGTCCAGTCTTATCCCCGTTGCTGTGAAACGCATGCTGCTTCGCGTGTGGACGGTAGAAGTTAATCCCGTTGGCTTGTTCAAGAGCCCGTAACCGGGTTAACGCTTTCGCCGTTTGGCGGAGTTCAATAATGGAATCAGAATCAACCACGAGCGGAAAGAACCAACTCGACGCCGGAGATAACGTTGTAGCCGGAGCCGCCATTCGCTGTCGCACGGATGCGCACATCCAACACGTCGGACGAAGTCAGCCCCGAGGAAGTC